AGCCCCTCCTCCGCTCCCGATGCTACTCCAAGTGCATCTGCTCTGCACCATGATCCTGATCGTTTGGCTTCTCCACCAACCCAGTCTCCCTGGCAAACTCCCAGAAGTTGTCTTTGTTGGCTTGGTAGGTCTCCATGGTGAGCTTGGCCTTGCGGGCCTGCATGCGCTTGACCTTGGGCAGATCCTTGATCCGAGTGTAAGCGCCAAAGCTGATGCCGCTGACGTCAATGGCATGCTGCCTGACAGGTCCACGGGCAACCTTGAACGCCTCGTTCAATGTCCACCACTGGACACGAAGCCGCTCCAGCTGCTCGTCTGATTGATCGATGGTGTTCTGTGTGATCTCGATGCCGATGTCATTACGGATGTGTCTGGCACGCTCACGCTTGACCTGCGTTGCACGGTCAGCCACGTTGTCCAGCATCTTCTCGAACATACGGGGCAGCTGATCGCCCAGCTTGGCCTGTATGATGACGTCGTTGCCGTCTTCAAAGTGATCGACAAGTCGCTTGAGTATGATACCAAGCTCACGACACCACTGTGCGTGATAGTCATCGTTAGGCAACAGATCCTTCTGTAGTGCCTTGGCGATACGGTCGAGATTCTCAGTTGTGAGATCTTCCATTGTCATGTCAGTCATGTGATTCTCCTCTAGTTCAAGATGTAGTTGCGGTGACTGCGAACCCAATCAAGACTCGCATTGGCTTCTATAAGTTCATTGACATCGCTGTTGGTGAGATCCGATGTCCATCTGGTGGTAACGAATGACTGCTCGGAGCCAGTCGGTACGCCCAGCCTGTGCATCACGTTGATCGCATTGAGCAGGGTCTGACAGTGTGATCGAATCTTCTGTTCCCAATCAGTGACGAGTGCTTCTTGGAAGATAAGCTCTTCACCAAGTGCAGTGAGCAGATGGTCGTTGATGTCGATGAGATCTGACAGGCTGATGTTCCAGATGTCGTCTACAGTCTTCTTGTACATGTGATTCTCCTTGACGTAACGGGGTGAGTATCTCTACCCACCCCATGGTTGGCTTTGTATCAATCAAAGATACAGTAGTCGGTGTCGCTCATCTGCTCTGCTAGATCAGCGGCACGTTGTAGATCGCCTGACTCAAGCGCCATGCGTATCTCATCTGCTGCCCAGATATCAGGCAACTGTGTATGCTGATGATGTGCGATGACTGTATCAGCAATGATCTCGGACTCGTCGGTAGGAATAAACTTGTACGGTTGCATCGGTCTTCTCCTTTACGTTTGACCAGTTAGCTACACGGACACAGGATGTCCTGCGTCGTTATCCCCCCACCCAACACATGAAAGCGCATGCTCAAGACGAGCAGGGATGACCAAAGGGAATCCCCTTGTCAAAATGGATTTGCACTTGCAAATTCGGATTTTGATGCGACTCTTGACAAATATTCGAAAGAACGTGCGCCTTAGCGCACACAAGTAAATGCCATATGTTGCGCGGTTGCTTGCAATTCATGTGTTAGCCCGAAGGGATAATCTAACGACGTAGGGCCAATCATGTGTGTGTGTTCTCAATTTACGGCGCTTAGCATGACTCGTCACTTGTTTCGGAAGGGAGCGCCCAAGCGCGAGTGCATCGAAACTTATGTGACCAAAGACGCCAGTCTTTATCTTCTCAGCAAGCTTTAGCTTGACTTGAGAAGGAACAAAAACAAACGGTTACAACAAGTGACTTGACAGGGGTTTTACATGACTGTGTATACTCGCCCGTAGCGCAACAGGACACGAGCATGACGAAGGCAGACGAAAGCCAACAAGAGCGATACAAAGGTGGTGTGGTTCCGATGGAAGACATCGAGAAACATGCTCCTGAAGTACGGACGGCACAGCCGCAAATTACTGATGCACAGGCAGAATTGGTGCATGTAATCTTGCATGATGGTTGCAACCCGACACAGGCAGCAGAGAGGTTGGGTAGGAACAAGGCTTGGGCTTACAATACCCTGAACAAACAACATGTTATCGAGTACAGACAGCAGTTGGCAATGATGACTTTGGGGTGGGACGCCACACAAGCAATGGCGACAATGCGAGAGTTGCTGACAAGCAAGTCACAGTATGTAAGGCTTGAAGCCGCAAGAGACTTGATGGACAGAGCAGGATTTAGACAGGACGTGGTGAGAACGCCTAGCACGGCGGTACAGATTAACTTCAACGTAGACTAGGGCTGGGGCCCCTGACGGAAATATAGCTGTACAATGTAACCCGCTTAAAAAACTGCGACGGATCACATAAAAGGTAAACCACACACGCAATAGACTTAAATAACCCAACCACCAAAAATATTTTTAACCCATAGGAGGCGATTATGGGAACAGGGCCAGCACAAACAGAGAGTTCAGACAGAAAGGCTAGAGAGCGGAAAAAAGCCAATCAGATTAGAACTGATTATCAGGCAAGGCAGACTAGAGATCCACGTCGCACCGAAGGTCCAGCAGCAGGAAGAGCGACTGGAGCCGCAATGAACAGAAGCACAGAATTGACAACAGGCCAAAGTGCAGCCGGAGCAAGAGCCGCTGGCATGGCACAGAACCTCTCTTCTATTGAGGAGCTTGAAGCTCGAAGATCTGACGCATATAATCCAGTATCAAAATACAATCTTACAAAGCAAATTGAGTCTCTTGGTCGTGGCGGTGTTCCCGTTACCACAAAGAAGTCAGGTGGTGGAAAGAGCAAGTACGGCGGTGAAACGCTAACGGTTGGCGTTGTTTCTGGTGGCAGATATCAGGGTCGTCGAGCCTATGATCCGGCAAGAGGTGGCACAGGCAAATCATCTACAGAGGGTTTCTATACTGTAAAGAACAAAGTAGCCCTTGCAGACGCCATGACCAGCAATGCCGGTGTTGATCCCAATGATCCAAACAGGCTGGCTAACAGGCAAAGAAATTCATCAAAAGCCGCAGCGGATGCCGCATCAAAGAACATTGTCACAATGAAGGGCGATGGTCTGACCGCATCTCAAAGGGCCGCAGCTTCTGGCGCTGGCGCTGCTGCTCGTCGTAAGTTTCTTGGCAACGTAAGGTGAATCTAGACTACAAACCTCCTGGTCCTATAGCTAAGTCCTTTATGAAGGATAGTGCGTTTGTTCGTGGGATCAGGGGTCCGGTAGGGTCTGGCAAGTCTGTTACATGCTGCATGGAGATCATGCGCCGTGCAGTTAATCAGAAGCCAAATGAAGCTGGAATAAGAAGAAGCAGATGGGCTGTTATTCGAAATACGAATCCGCAGCTTAAAACCACCACGATCAAGACATGGCGTGACTGGTTTTCAGACGAGATTGGCAAGTTTGTGTGGTCGCCTCCGTACACACATCTTGTCAATTTTGGTCTGGGTGACAAAACCACTGTTGAGCTTGAAGTCATCTTCTTGGCTTTAGACAAACAGGAAGATATAAAGAAACTGCTGTCATTGGAACTTACAGGAGTATGGATCAATGAAGCACGAGAGATCCCTAAATCAATTGTCGACGCCTGTACAATGCGCGTGGGTCGTTTTCCCTCTATGCGTGATGGTGGTCCTAGCTGGTACGGCGTTATTATGGACACAAACGCACCAGACGAAACGCACTGGTGGGGCATCATGTCGGGAGAAGTCCCAGCGCCTGAATACATGGCAGAAGAAGAGAAGCTTCTTTTAATCAAGCCAGACGACTGGATGTTCTTTTCCCAGCCCGGTGCAATGAAAGAAATCAAAAGCAGCGCTGGCGCTATCGAGGGTTATGAGCTAAACGGCAAAAGAGAGAATAAGGACAACCTACAGCCTAACTATTATGACAAGATCATTCTTGGTAAGGCATCTTCTTGGGTCAGGGTCTATGTTCTTAATCAGTATCAGGCTCTTCTGGACGGAAAAGCTGTTTACCAATCATTTAGAAAGGAAGCCCATGTTGCCCAATCACCCATTGAGCCGATCGATGGCAGGGAGATTATCGTTGGCATTGACTTTGGCCGCACGCCGTCGGCAGTCTTTACACAACAACTCCATTCGGGAAAGTGGACGATATTCCACGAGGTTATCGGGCAGGATATGGGAGCGGGAAGATTCGCAGATATCCTCAAGCGAGAGATCTCAAGACAAGGATGGGACAAACACGAGTTCAAGTTCATAGGTGATCCGGCAGGAAACCAGATGGCACAGACATCTGAGCAGACTCCATTCATGATATTAAGGGCGGCGGGCATCCAAGCCTATCCTGCGCCAAGCAATGATGTTCAAATTCGCATCGAAGCTGTTGATGGTGCGCTAAATAGAATGGTAGATGGCTACCCTTCTGTTGCAATCAGCCCTAACTGCACTGTTCTTGTCTCTGGCTTTGAAGGTGGTTACCAGTACAAGCGTCAATATCATATGGGCAATGAGCGTTTTGAAGAAAGACCGGCAAAGAATAGGTTTTCTCATATCCACGATGCGTTGCAGTATGCTTTTTTAGGGGGCGGTGAGGGCCGTAGGGTGGTGTTCGGTGGGAGCAAACGGGCTTCCCATACAACCGTTGCGAGGGTTGGCAATCCTCTTGAGCGTCAAAAACAACGTAATGGCTTCAGATCCAAGAGACTTAGGGCATGAAATGGATAATTTGCTTTAGAAAGGCAGATAATATAGGTACATGGCGACTGTTTACCGCTCATAGACCTGATTTTGGTCATGTATTTGCTGTCAGGTATGATCCAGACTTGGATTTGTGGTTAAGATTTGAGTGTGCCAGTCAGCGCTTTAATTTTGAGCTTTTATCTGGGGAAGAGGCCGACTATCTTGCCTATGATATGACAGAAAACTGTTTATGCGTTGAAATAGAGTCTGAAGAGAACACGATACATACTCCCAGATGGCTTTATTGCGTTACCTTTGTTAAGCACATCATTGGAATGCGAAAGCCTTGGGTTTTAACGCCGTATCAGCTGTATTGTGAATTGATTAAAAAAGAACACCGTATCATCTTTACGAAACAAGAAGGAGATGAAGATGGGATTCATGTCT